TCCTTCAATAACTGAAGAGTATGTATATCAGAAGACAGGAAAACATTATTTGGATTTAAATCCAACTGGTCTACTTCTTTTTCATGATAATTGGAAGGAAGTTGCGCTCTTTTTAAATCTTAAGATCATGCCACCTGCTGCACAGGTTAAGATAATGGAAGCATACTGGAATTTTTCTAAATTAAATGGATTAAGCAATATATTTGATAAGGACAATAAGCTAATACCTCAAAGTAAACGTCAATTAATTGATCAACGATTTTATTTAATTACTCCAAAGGCTCTCAGTGCAGTAGTTGGTGTAAATAACTTAAACTATGCAATAAATAACTACAATATGGATAAAGTATCATCTGCAAGATTAATCGATTGGGATAATTTTGGAATGTTAGTTAATCCTAAAATATCAACACATGGACTATATCCAGATCCAATAAATCTAGGAATAGTATATGAAAATTTTTTAACAAATACCTTAGTATAATATGGCAGGATTTCTTAATACCTCAGGAGCAAAATCAAGTAGCGCTCTATCTAACTTAAGTAAATTTGGTACTCGACATGAGGATCTATTACTTAAAAATTCACAAGCAATTGGTTTTATTGAGGGTCAACTTCAGGCTAGATCAACTAAATCTAATTTGAATGATGACTTAATGAAGTTCTCGATGGCAATCTCAGATACTACTTCTCAGTTGCGAACAAAAGCACTTGCTTTTTTCCAATTAGACTATGTAGTAAAGCGGGAACGTCTTCGAGATATTGCATCAAATGGTGAAATTGAATTCGTATTAGAAACAATCGTTGATGATATGATTGTATATGATGATGAAGCACGGTTCGCATATCCAAAGGATCTTACCGGTAAAATGTTTTATCGAGGTGATACTAAAGAAGAACGTTTAATTTTTCAAGAAAAAGTCGTTAAGAAATATAATGATAATTATGAAAAAATGTATACTGCTTGGGGATTCGGAGAAGGTATTGCTGCATGGCAATATGCATTTCAATTCCTAGTAGAAGGACATCTTACCTTTGAAATAATTTATGATAATTTAGAAAAACCGAAAGAAATTATAGGTTTTAAAGAATTAGACCCAGCAAGTATTGCACCACAATTGCAGAAAGATGCAAAAGGTAAGATATTTATGCAATGGTTACAGTACGATCAACAAAATGGATCTACTCGAGTTCTTAATGATTCACAAGTAATCTATATTTCTTATTCAAATCATTTCAGAACAAAAAGAATTTCATTTGTTGAGAGACTGATTAGATCATTTAACTTATTAAGAATTATTGAACATAGTAAAGTTATATGGCACGTAATGAATGCACCAATTAGGTTACAAACAAGTGTTCCTATTGGAACTAAGAGTTTCCAAAAAGGTCAAGAAGATGTTCGAGAATTTTTAAATATGTTTAAGGAGGATATCTACTTTAATGGCGATACTGGTGAACTTCAAGTAGATGGTAAACCAAATGTTTTATTCTATAAGAATTATGTTACTCCAGTTAATGATCAAAATCAAGGAGTTAAAATAGAAGCTATTTCAATGCCTGGCCCAAATCTATCAGGTTCAGAATTACTTAATTACTTCTATAAGAAATTAAAAATGGATTCTAAAATTCCTTATTCTCGTTGGGAGGGTCAATCTGGAATGGGTGCATTTACTCTTAATGCTGAAGGTATTACTCGTGAAGAAATTCGTTATCAGAAATTTGTTAATAGATTAAGGTCAGCTTTTAGTGAATTAATGGTTAAGCCTTGGTATTTACAAATGTGTCTAGATTTTCCAGAATTAGGAGATGATTACAAATTCAATAATGCTATTGGAATAAAATACAATAATGATAATGTTTTTGAAGAGATGAAACGTAATGAAATTGAAGCGAAACGAATAGCTGCATTTACTGCTAAGAAAGGAGTTCTTAAAGATGATGGTACACCATACTTCTCTACTGAGTACTTAATCAGAGAAGAACTTAAAATGAATGAAGCTGATATTCGATCAAATCAACAATGGTTCGATCAACAAGCAGAAGATGAAGCTGCTCAAGCTCAAGCAGGTGGAGGTACTGGCGTAGGTGCACCGACTTCAGGAGCTGCTGCACCAGCAGCAGAAGCGCCAGCAGAAGCCGGTAGTGAAACTATTGAAGGCGGCGAAACTAAAGGTCTTGGAGCTTTATAAAAACATAGTTTAAATATATAAAATGGTTTAGTATCTTATTACTAAACCATTTTTTGTTATGAAAGAAAAAATAAACGAACTTGCAGGAAGATTATTAGATTTACCTGATTCTATCCTAGACTTACAAATGCAATTAATTGACCGATCTGCTGAATTACAGAAAGTTGAGAGTCAAATTGGAGAGAGATCCTCTGAGATTAAATATATCATCAATAATGCACTTGATGACAATGGCAAGAAATTATATTCCAATGCTGAATTAAGGGATGCTGCGTTTATCTCAGATGCAAAAGATGATATCCTTCTGCCTAGTTTAAATGTAGATAGAGAATTGATTCAAAGCTCTATTCAATCCATTAGGGTAAAAGTTGAAAATTTAAGTAATCATCAACGTAATATAAGAGTACTTATATCTTATCTTACTACTGATTCTAACATTGATAATCTATAAAGATTAATCATAGAACATTGCAATAGAGTTCTTAAGTTCAGGTATGTCGATTAGGAGAACTAAAATGTCACGATTTGACTTATCATCCGGATATAGTGAAGGATTTACAGTAATCTGTCTTTTTCGTGCTTCTGCGACATACTTATTTACTTGACTTGTTGCTTCATGACTTAAACTCATAGGGTCTATATCATATTCAAATAGATACTTATTTAAATCTATTCCAAAATCTGGCTCTCCTAGTACTTCTCCTTTCTTAGTAAAAAGAGTCATTTTTACTTGTTGAATAGTTGATTCTAAGTCATCACTAACTTCAACTCTATCACCTAAATATTTAGGATCGTCTAGTGTTCTAGTATAAAAATCTCTAAGATATGCCATATTACTTATTTATCTTATTTCAAAAGCAAATTCTAATCCGTGATTAATACAAGCATCTCTCTTTGCTATATTAATTAAAAGATCAATATCATAAGTATATTGTGATTTTACTTCAATTATTTTATTTTCAGAAACAATATAAATATCTGGATAATATCTACGAGTTTTACCATCATATTTATAAAATATTTTTCCTACTCTGTTTTCAATATCGCTATCATCAATTAAAATATCATTTTCTAGATATACTTTAAAAAGATCATCTAATACAATTGGTTCATATCCTTGAACAAATAATTTTTTACCAGAAGGTAAGGTGTATTCCTTTCTTCGATAGAAGTTCTTCATTACTTTTTTAAATACTTCTACTTTTTGCATAGGGTGAGATACTCCATATTTTTCTAAGGAATTTTTAACATACGTTTTTTTACGCTTCATAATAACTTCTGATAAATTAGATTTTATCGCAGCCTGAGTTATCTTAATAAATTCTTTATTTTGAGTATTCCACTCAACTCCTTTTTTTTCAAGATTAGTAGATTTTACTTTTTCTTTCCATTCAAGGGTCTGTGAAAAGTTTTCAACTCCATATTTTTTCAATATGGATTGTTTAGTCGTTTCACCAATATGTTTTTTATGACACTCATCTGATCCACAAGTCTTTAATGTATAATTTAATTTATTTTTATTAGTTGAGAATTTTCCAGTAGGATTAAATTTACGATTATGTTGACAATATAGACATTTTTCAATAGAGTAAATATCAAACCATATATGGTATAATCTTTGGTTAAATGAAATATTGGTATACTCGATATCTAAAAAAGAAGTTCTATTTTCTACTTCTTTAGATAACTCTAAATCTTTTTTAATTCTATATAGTGTCATTTCAATAGAATTAGGATTATTTCTACCTCGCATTAATAAACTATCAAATATACATGAAGCAGATTCACAAGTCTCTAAATAATTCGAACCTTTTTTATTTTTATCTGGCGAAAACCTTCCTGTGAATTGAAGAGGCTTTCTACAACCGCAAAGTTGTTCTCCATCATTAAAGAAAACGTGGTAAAACCGTTGATTAATTGGTGAGTTCTCTGGAAGAAATGGAGTTTTTAAAATTAATTCAGCATATAGCTCACTATCCCCATTAAAAATATTTGATATTCTAGCAAAAGATGTCCCAGATTTATCCTTATACTTGTATAAAAGTTCAGATAATAACATAAATTTTTTATTCTTTATGTTATTTATCTTATGATGATTAGAGAAAATACACCAGATCAAAAATGTGCGAGAAAAAGCCAGTCGGTCGTATTCTCGCCTTTCATCATAGCAATAACCGCATCCATTTCTAATTGTGCTGCAAGAACGATTTGTTGATAATTAACAGTTACTCCTCCAGGAAGAGTATAGTTGAATGTTTGAAGCATATGCGATAATCTAACTTTTGCATGAGCCCTTACATATCTTTGAAATAATTCATCTTCAAATAATTTTTCAGGTTCAAGCTTTTTAAAAACTCTAATTACTGCAGATGTTGCCGGCGTTCTTCCTAATACTCCAAGTCGTTTAGTATTTTTATTATAGTCATATGCAATAGTATCTAATAACATTGATTTAGTTAAATCTAAGAATGAAAACATTACTGTTCTATACATAATACTTTCACCAATAAATGGAGTTAAGAATACTTCAGATCCAATAAATTTCTGTTCTGCAAAATCTCTATCGATTGTTGCAAAAATAGAACCTCCCTTAGCCTCTTTAAAATCAACAACGAACTGTACACAGTCAGGCAATTGGATTTGTCTAAATTTTTTAAAATTATCATGGCTAAATAATTCTTGGGGCAATAATAAATATCTACTCTCTACTGCATATTTCCAGTTATCCCAGAAATATCTACAGTCTT